GCACTCGTGAGCTTGTGGCCCTGATCGATGATGACGCGGCGCTCGTTGAACTTCAGCCCCGCGATGCCGCGCTTGATGTCGTTCTTGCTCTTGCGCGGCTCGGCCGCACCACCGGCCGGGATCGATGTCGCCCAGCCGCTGAAGCGCCGCATCGTCTTCTCGATCATCTCCTCGCGGTTGAGCTTGATCAGTTGCGCGCTGGCGTGGACGCGCCGCTCCAGTTCAGCATGCAGTTGCGGCTTGACCTTGCGCAGCGTGAACTCGCCGATGCCCGGATGCAGGCGCAGGATGCCGCCGTGCTCGATCATCTTGTCGTAGATCGACCGCAACGACGCGCGCAGCATGCCCTCCATGATCTGCTCGGGGATCGTTGAGCGCTCGGCCGCCGCACGTAGCTGCTGCTGCCAGAAGGTCAGTCGCTCAGCGCGGTCGTAGCCATTCGCCGTGAAGTCCTCGGCCGCAGCGGCGAGCACGCCGATGAAGTCGCGCGTGTGGGTGCCGAGACGAGCCCGCGCAATGTGGAAACGGCGCGCCACATCACTTCTCGACCACGCGCAGGCGCGGCTTGTTGTGCCGCGCCAGCATGCGGTCGACTGCACTCATGAACTGCTCGACCTGACGGTCGACGGCGTCGTTGGCGTGGCTGCGGCCCATCTGCGCCATGCTGCCGAAGCTCATGCCCTGCATCTTCTGGCCACCGCCACCCATGCCACCGCCACCACCGCCGCCGCCCATGCCCGGCTTGCCACCGCCCATCATGCCGCCGCCCGGTGGACCGTGTGCGCCCTGCGCGCCCATGCCGGGCATGACCTGCGGCTCGGGCGTGAAGTTGGCCAACTCCTCGTAGTCCAGTTCGAGCGGCGTATCGAACAGGAACTTGAGGCTGTTGAAGTTGTCGACCGCCCATTCGATCAGCCGCGCTTTGTTGTCGGGGTCGGCCTGCGGCAGCATCAGTTGCAGGAACGCCAGCACCGCGCGCAGCTTGACCTCGTCCACCTTGACCAGTTCGCTGTCGGGCTCCTTGAGCAGCGATGGCCACTTGGTGGTGAAGCTGTTCTTCCACTCGTAGAACGCCTGCGCGAACTCGACGTTGGCGTACTCCGTGTACTCGGCCTGAATCGTCTTGTAGAAGTCCGGGTTCCACGCCCGGTACATCACCAGCCGGTCGAACCAGTCGTAGACCGGCTGCATCTCCTCCCGAACGCCGTCGATGTAGCGGGCGATGGCCTTGGCGTCTTCAGTGCCCTCGCCAAATCCCTCGGCGAACGTCTCCTCGGTCAGCATCTTCGCGGGCATGCCGCACGCCGATGCGATGTCTTCGAGGATCGACTTGCGCACGATCTCCATCGGCCCGTCGAGGTTCTGGAAGTTCAGCGACTCGATGGCCTCGTCGGGGCTGATCGAGATCACGCCGCCGGTCTGCGCTTCCTTCACTACCTGACGCTTCTGGCCGAACAGCTTGATCATCGCGTTGTTGATGATCGAGCCGGGCTGCTTGATCTTCGCCACCAGCACGCCGATCTTGGTCGCCACCAGATCGTTGGTCTCCATCGTGCGCAGGAACGACTTCATCGGGAACAGGCTGCGCTGGAAAACGCTGCGGCCGACGAAGCCGTAGGCCGACGCCGTGTAGTGAATGTAGATCGGCGCTTCGTTCATCTGCACGATGGAGCGCGTGCGATGGAACGGCTGGCCGCTTACCGCGATCTGCATGACGTGCTGGAAGTCCATCGCCAGCGGGTCCTGATGCAGCACCAGCGAGCCCGCCGTGTTGAGCGGATCGTAGGCGTTGATCGCGATCTGCGCCTTGTAGACCTTGTTGTAGTCGAGCGGCTTGGACACATCGACGCCGTCCTCAACCACAGCGAGTGAGCCGACGCCGTATACACGCGCGATTCGCATGAGGTTCATGATGTGCGTGTCGACGCGCAGCCGCTCCCACTCATCCTCGAACGCTTCCTTCACGCGCTCCTCGGGCGAGTTCGGCACACTGACCTCGCGCTTCTGGCTCTGCGCGATCTCGATGGGCTTCTCGACCAGCTTCCGGCCGAGCGGATGGAAAATGTAGATGTTCTTGCACAGGTCGTAGCTCAGCGCGGCACCCGGCTGGATGTCGTCGTTGTGCGTCAGCAGTTCGCTGAGCGCAGTGCCCATCGCACTGGTGATCTTCAGTTCGCCAGCCATCAGGCGTTCCCCGCAGGTTCAATCTTGAACAGCGCATGCGCCTGCGCGCACATCGTGATCAGCACGGCGTCATAGCCGGGCTCGACCTCGATGTTCTGCTCGCGGATGTTGGCCTCGACCATGTCGACGCCCTGCTGGACCGTCGCGCGTGATGCCCAGAAGCGGAACCCCGGATGGGGGATGACGGAGCGCTCGTACATGCGCGCCTCCTTTGGTCACAACGCGATCACATGGCCTGTCCCATAATCAGGACATGCGAACCATGTGGATGCTCACCGTGCCAGTGCTGATGGTGCTCATCATCAGCATGATGTTCTGCGAGTGCTCTGACGGGCTGCGCTGCATCTAGCGGCCGGGTGCGTGCGCTGGCGTAGCGCAGGCGCATGGCCATTCGGGCGTCGTCTCATCGATGGGCAGGCCGTCCCACTCGCGGCACCAGTGCGCGTGATCGCCGACCAGCACGCGACCGCGCCAGTGCAGGCAATCCTTCTCCCATGCGTCCTCGTTCTTGCGCCGGTAGCCTTCGGCGACTTCGAGCGCGTTCACACCGGGGTCGGTGCGCCGACTGGCGTGATCGTGCCAGCCACCGCCTCGCCCGCAACGATGGTCACGTCCATCAGCGTGATCAGCGACTTGGTGCCAGCGCCGAGATCAGCATCAGCCTCGACCTTGACCTGAGCGTTGCCGATGGGTCCGACCGGCGTCACCATCGCCTGCATCGCGTTGGTCGTGTCGGCCGTCACCGTGATGATCGTCTCATCGCTCGATGACCACACCGGGTCGCCATCGACCACAGCGGGGTTGCCCTTGGCATCGACGTAGGCGACTTGCACTTCGACCTCGTGGTCGACGGGGAGCGTGTAGGCCATGCGATCTCCTGTGATGGTGATGATGAAGCCGTCGTACCTCAGCGTCGTGCGCGCCCTGATCTGCGGCTCGTCCTCGATCTGGCGCATCAGCACCTTGAAGGTGCCGCCGATCTCCAGTGCGCTCACTGCACCGTGGCCTGCAAGCGCGCCTTGATCTCGCGCAGGTTCTCGATGCTCACGTCGACAAAGCCCTCGGGCACCGCAGCGCCAGCGAGGCATGTCCACATCGAGCCCATCGGAAAGAACATGCCGCGCCATTCGATGTCGTGCGGCGCGATGTACTGCCGGAAGAAGATCGCGTTGTCGTCAGGGTGCTGCATCAGTTGCGCTTCCTGTCGCGACGGTCGGTGACGCGCGTGGTCTCGCTCACGAATGGTCGCAGCGTCTCGGCCAGCGTGTCCTCGTCCTTGCCAGTGATGATGACGATGTCGACATCGACGCCCATCTCTGCGCCCAGCACGTGGATCGGCTTGCCCATGTTCATCTGCTTGATGTTCATGTCGGTGATGCCGAGCAGCACGAACGGCGTGCCGGTCTTGGCGTTCTTGCCGGTCATCTTGATCATCAGAACCCCTGTGTGTCGCCGCATGCGATGATCGCACCGTAGCACAGGCAGTCGAAAAGCTCGTCCTCATCCGTGGGCGTCGAGTGGCCGATTCGATAGTTGGTCATCTGCCACCAAGCGTGGTTGCGCGTGCGGCCATGGAAGTTGTTGACCTTGTCGTAGGCCGCCTGACAGATTTTTACCATGCCCTTGTAGATGTAGCCTGACGCGCTCATCGCCCGGCCGTCCTTGCCGATCTGCGTGAGCTTGGTCTGGATCGGCTGGGCCAGCAGGCCGCGCATGAACGCTTGCTGCAACAGCACGATGCCCGAGTCCTTCTCCTCGATCCACGCGCCCGATGTGCCGTAGCGCGCGTTGCACTGCGTCGCCAGTTCCTCGCAGCGCGTGAGCACGTTGGGCAGCCAGTGTTCGAGGATGGCGGCCTCGATCTGGATCAGGTCCCAGTCGATGATGCGAAGCTGTTCCTCCGGGTACTTGGTGTAGGCGTAGTACATGCAGCCCGTGCCGTCGCGCAGCTTGCCGACCTTGCTCGCGGTGTCGATGACCGCGAAGACGTTGTCACAGATGGGAGGAGTATCGGCGGGCGACCACGTCTCACGGCCATCGACCTCGGTCTTGATCAGGAAGTGTTCGGGGTTGAAGAAGAAGCTGCCTTCGCGCGCCTTGGCCTGTTGCTGGTACTGCGTGTCGTAGGCGTGCGGGCCAAGCTCGATCTTGTTCTGCTCCACCGTGTCGCGGTCGACGCGGTTGGGGCACAGCAGTTCATTCTCCATCGTGCGCGGGTCTTTGAACCATGGCGTGCGCACTTCGAGCGAGCGCGTGTACTCCATGGGCAGCACGAGCTTGACGTAGGGCAAGCCTAGACGTTCAACGACGCCGCACACATCGTCAGGATGGAGCCGGTGCATGCAGATGATGATGCAGTCGCGCTCCGGGTCGTTGAGGCGTGAGGTGACGGACTCACGAAAGACGCGCGTCGCGACTTCACGATCTGCATCTGACTCAGCCTGTTCGGTCGAGTGTGGGTCGTCCACGATGACCCGATTACCGCGACCGGCGGTGAGAGACTTGAAGGGAACCGCTTTACGATTCCCAAGGAACGTATTCTCGAAGTCGGTCTCGCCATCGCGCGTCAGCCTGATGTAGGGGTAGAGCGTCTGATACCATTCGCTCTGGATCAGATCGCGGGTCTTGCGGGAGTCGCGCCGTGCCCAGTCCTCGCGGTACGACGTGGTGAGGTAGCGCAGGCCGGGCGTGTTCATCGGCCCCCATTCCCACGCTTGGAACAGCACGCTCACGGTGAGCGACTTCATGGTGCCGGGCGGCTGGTTGATGATGAGGCGCTGTATCTCGCCGCGCCACACCGCTTCGAGGTGTTCGCCGATGGCCTGATGGTGCCATGACGGTTTGTAGGGCGCGGTCGGTTCGAGCTTGTCCCACGCTTCGGTGATGAAGCCGTAGAACTTCAGGTTGTTACTCCTGATCTCGTTCAACCTCGCCAGCGTGTCCGCCCTCTGCTTCGCTTCCCGGTGCAACCTCTGTTGCTGTGCCTTCAATTGCGGGAGCCACTTCCGCGCTTGAAGCTGCAAGCTCGAAGCGGGCGATGAGGATGGTGAGTTGGGCATCGGTCAATGTCGCGAGATCGAGGGGTTCACCAGCAGCGCCGAGCAGGTTGATGCCTTGCGGTGCGCGACCATGCGCTTGCTCGATGATGAACTTCCACGCATCGAAGGCGAGCCGCAGGTCCTGATCTTGTCGACCCATCGAGATGAGCCGCGCCAATCCTTCCATGGAATACGAAGCACAGGCAGCGCGGAACTCTTGGCCGGTCTTGTTCGGTGTGCCTTTGACGCGCCCGCCGTAGCGATAGCCTTTGCCCGTGGGTAAAGGCACACGCTTGGGCTTGGGGAGTTTGACGACCTGTGCGGTTGCTGCCGCCATGGGGCTACTCGCGCGCTACTTTAGGCCCGACCGACGACCTCGACGGATCGGGCGGGGAGATCGATTTTGCGGGGGACGCCGAGGAAGGACAAGAGGACGGAGACGCGCTGGTGGTGTGACCAGTGGACGGGCGCGCGCATGCCCTCGAAGGGACCGTCGACCACGCGGACGAGCGCGCCGATGGGGATGAGCTTGGAGATGGCCTGATCGATGTGCTCTGGGGCGACGTACTGACCGCCTGAGCAACGGTCGATGAGGACTTGCATGACCTCGTCGC